TGACCAAGGCAGATCGACCAAAGATGGCAGGTCGTTTTATGAAACGACTTAGCGATATCTTGACTACGGAGAATGTAAAGTTTGATGAGAAGGTTGTTGCAGAAGTTCTTAAGAAGCACTTCCCTGACTACCGACGTGTTCTAAACGAACTTCAACGGTATAGTATTTCGGGTACGATTGATGAGGGTATTCTTAGCAACATTCTAGAAATCAACATGAAGGAACTTACCGATGCTCTGAAGTCTAAGGACTTCCGTAAGGTTCGTTCTTGGGTTGTCGAAAACCTTGACAATGATCCACAACTTATCTTCCGGAAGATTTATGACACTGTTCTAGAAGATGTGAAGTATCCTGCTCAACTTGTTCTGTTGATCGCTGACTATCAATATAAGGCAGCGTTTGCTGCAAACCAGGAGATTAATCTGGTGGCATGTCTCGTTGAGATTATGGCAGCAGTGGAGTGGAAATAATGTCTGGTATTCTAGAGGGTCTTGGTGATCCGAAGGTAGAATACGATTCCAAGGACTATATCGAAAAGAAGAAGGGCATTTCTCCCTTCGACTTTATTAATGACATCAATTATGGAAAGAAGAATCTGATCGTAGATGACTGGTCAGAAAAGCAATACAATCCCTGGATTATTAACCGAGGATTAACATTTAGTATCGACACTGCCATCCCTGCAAATGAGATGAATTGTCGTTCACACCTTGATAAATCTCTACAAAACACGTATCTTATAAATACTATACGTGGAAGAAAACGTTTTGATAAATGGATCAAAATTGAAAACGACGTAGATGTAGAGTTGATCAAAGAGTATTATGGTTACAGCAATGAAAAAGCACGCCAAGCACTCGCAATTCTCTCTGAAGAACAAAAACAATACATAAAAGAGAAATTGTATAAAGGTGGTACTAAATGACTGACGATTTTTTCGACATTAACTTTCCTGGGTATGCTCCACTAGAGATAACTCTTAAAACTCCCGATGACTTTCTAAAGGTTCGCGAAACTCTTTCGCGTATTGGTGTGGCATCGCGGAAAGAAAAGACTCTTTTCCAGTCCTGTCATATTCTACACAAACAAGGTAGATACTTCATTGTTCACTTTAAGGAACTCTTTGCCCTAGATGGTAAGGGTGCTGACTTCAGCGACAATGATCTAGAACGTAGAAACACCATTGCCAAGTTGCTTGGTGATTGGGGTCTGGTAGATATTAAGAATCCAGAACTGCACGAAAATTGTGCACCTCTAAATCAAATTAAGATTATCGCTCATAAAGAAAAGAGTGAGTGGGAACTGGTTCAAAAATATAATATTGGAACAAAAAGGTAATTTTGTATATGCCAATGAATACGGGCAAAAAATACAAATCCGTATTCATATCAGACTTACATCTTGGGTCCAAGCATTGCAACTCTGATGCTCTGTTAGATTTTCTCTCAACTATTCAAACTGAAAAACTATATCTCGTAGGGGATATTATTGATATATGGCGGCTCAAAAAGAAATGGTATTGGCCAAAAATCCACAATAAAATTGTCAGAAAAATACTAAAACTTTCTGAAAAGATTGAAGTAGTGTATATTACTGGTAATCATGATGAAATTTTTAGATCGTTTCCGGACATATCAATTGGTAGAATCCAAGTAGAGCATCGTTATGTTCATGTTGGGGTAGATGGTAAACGGTATTTGGTAGTACATGGTGATCTTTTCGACAACTTAATGCGAACAAAGACTGGTCGATTCATTATGCATCTTGGAGACTTTGCATATGACTCTCTGCTCTATGTCAATAAGATTTTTAATGCATCAAGAAGACTGCTCGGGATGCAACCGTGGAGTTTGGCAAAGTATTTAAAGCGTAAAGCAAAACTTGCTGCCAATTATATTGGTGAGTTTGAAAAAGAAATGTCTTACTATTGTAAACGCAAGGGTTACGATGGAATTATCTGTGGGCATATTCATCATGCAGAAATTACACAATATGATGATGTTGTTTACATGAACGATGGTGACTGGTGCGAAAGTTGTACCGCTCTTGTAGAAAATTATGATGGAAAATGGGAAATACTTAAAAACTATTGACTTTTATCTCGAAACATATTATATATAGAGGGTGGAGTGCTTCGGACTCCACCTTTTTTTAATCTCGCTTTAAGGAGAAACTATAATGAAGTTTGATACAACAAGTATGCCACAATGGGATCGTTACTTTGTGGGTTCTGATCGTGTTCTAAAGAAGTTAGCAGAAATTGCTGATCAATCTACACAAATGATGCCAATTAAATACCCCCCATACAATATCAAGAAAGTCGATGAAAATCGCTACGTAATCGAACTGGCAGTTGCTGGGTTCGGTAAGTCGGAGATTGATATTCAATTGCAAGAGGGTCTGTTGAGTATTCACGGAAAATGCGACTCGCCTGAGTCTACGGAATATCTCTACAAGGGAATTGCCGAGCGAGGATTCAAACGTGAATTCACTCTCGCTGACAATGTTGAAGTAAAGAGTTCTTCTCTGGTTAATGGTATGCTGAAGGTTTTTCTTGAAGCATTTATTCCAGAAGAAAAGAAAGCAAAGAAAATCGACATCACTGATGGGGATACTGAGTATCCGTCGCAGGCTGCCGAATTCTTAGCAGAAGGCAAAACAAAGTAATTTGAATTTGGTGGGTGGGATTAATTCTCACCCACCAATAATAATGAAGGTGAATATATGTAATGTTAAACTTGACTGACAATCTTCCCTGGAATCTATCACACCACAGGTATTGTGTTGTTGGTGTTGCAAGATCTGGAACACAACTTACCGAATCTCTGCTTAACTACTCGATTAGTAAAAAGTATGATGATGTAGTGACACTTGAAGATTTTATGAACTTCAACACTGCTTACTTTGCCAATCTTGAAATAGATGACAATAACAAACTGTCATTTAAAATGGTGACTGATGGTGAAGGCAAAATGAAAATGGCAGCCAATCGAAACGTTGAACAACTCCCCGCGATAGGAAAAGATTGGATCGATAAGGTATCGCGAGCAGATCCAACACAACCATTGACATGTCGTATATTCTTAGATGATAGATTAACTTTTATTTCTCTTGTTGATGGTCTAGAGTTTCTAAAAAAACAAAATTTTAAATTCGTATATGTCAATCGTAACTTCGAACATAAGATGCTCAGTTCTTACTTTGCTAAGAAAACTATGATTTTCAGGAGCGGTAAAAACTCTGCGATTTTAGAGATAGATATTCCAGAACTAAAGACGATGATTCTTGGTCGATATATTATGGAAGAGCACAATAAAAAAGTTATGACTAATATTGTTGGTAGTCATATTGTCGTTGAATATGATGAATTGACCTCAATGGCAGCAGACTTAAACGAAAATGAGAAAAAACTCGCATACGGAATATTTAATGAGAAACAATTACCTCTCGATCCGTACGAACAAATTGCAAATGCTGATGAGGTGAGAGAAGTTTTTGCAACTTTTTATCCAAGTGTGGTAAATCTATCCTCTCAATTACTAGGAGCAAATCGATGATTAGTGTTCCTTTTTCAACCCTTTAATAATGAAAGTATAAATATGTCTAGTAATGTCAAGTGTGTTAAGTTGATCAGTGGAGACGAAATCATTGCAGATGTTTCTGAGTTTGATGATGGAAATCTCGTTGTTCTCAGTAAGCCCCTGTTAATTATGATGGTTCCCCAAGGTCAAAACAACCAGTTTGGTATTGGACTTGCTCCATTCTGCCCCTATGCTAAGGACAGTATTGTTCCGATCCGTGGTGGCGCAATTGTTTCAATTTTCGACCCAGAAGTGGGTATGCTCAACGAGTATAATTCTCGGTATGGTTCGGGTCTGGTCGTTCCAGAAAGTAAACTTATTATATGAAGAATTTTATTGCTGCTCTATTTCTGTTCGCTGTACCGACTGCTGTTAATGCATCTGCTTGCGATCAGTTCTATCCAAATGGTAAGGAAATCGTAGTTCCAAAAACTACGGTTCTCTGCAACTCTTTCTACGCAATTGTTTATGACGATGCTCGTAACGCAAATGTTTTCTCAACTGAGATTGCACAAGCGAGAGTAAAGAAAACTCCACGTACTGACGACTTCCGTCCAGACAAGCGCATCGCTGACTCACCAACCCATGCTGATTATACCAACTCTGGTTACGATCGTGGACACATGGTTCCTGCTGCAAACGCAGACGATGCCAATGAAATGTCAGACACTTTCCTGATGACTAACATGACTCCACAGTTGCCTTCGGTCAACCGCATAGCATGGAAGAATCTTGAAGAGCGTGTTCGTTCAGTTCCCTTCAAGTGGGTTGTTACTGGTGCACATTACCCTGTAAATCCAACATTGATTGGTAAGAGTAAGGTTCCAGTTCCAGACTTTCTTTACAAGGTTGCATTCTTCGAAAGTGGAAATATTGCAGTCTATATCGTAGACAATCTCGTCCCCAAGTCACAGGTTTCGACTATGAAACTGGAAGAACTAGAAGCAAAGATTGGATATAAACTACGATAAATCCCTTTACTTTTGTTATGTTTTATAGTATTATAGTATTGAATTATGAGGGATTTTAGATGAAGTTTTATACATGCGCACACCAATATGGTTCCAAGGTTTTAGTCCGTGGAGTACATAATGGTGTGCGTTTTACTAAGAGGGAAGACTTTTCCCCGACTTTGTATGTGAAGTCAAAAGAACCCAGTGAGTTTAAGTCTCTATACGGAGAGGACTTACAACCTGTAGAATTTGCCAACAACAATGAAGCAAAAGAATTCGTTAAGACCTATGGTGAGGTAGATAACTTCCCGATCTATGGGCAGACTAATTATGGGTATCAATATATTACCCATACTTATCCTGGAGAAATCCTCTGGGATATTACTCAACTAAACATTCAGACGATCGATATTGAGACTTCTGCCGAACAGGGGTTTCCTGATGTTCAAAATCCCATCGAAGAAGTTCTCCTGATCACAGTCAAAAATCTTAATACTCGACAGATTATTACGTTCGGATGTGGTGATTTTGATGACAAGTGTGAGGAAGTCGAGAACCTTCGCACTCAAGGCAACAAGTTCTTGTATGTCAAGTGTGATAATGAGCGTGATCTCCTCGAGACGTTCCTTCGTTTCTACTCTGAGAATTATCCTGATATCATTACAGGTTGGAACTGCGACCTATTCGATATCGCGTATCTAATCTCTCGAGTTGAGCGGTTGTTCTGCTCCGAGGATGATACAACCATGAAGAAGAAGTTCTCTCCATGGGGACTTGTTCGTCGTAAGAACATGACGATTATGGGACGTGAGCATGTCTCGTATGATATCACTGGTGTTGCCATCATTGACTACATTGATCTCTACAAGAAGTTTACTTATATTCGTCGAGAGAGTTATAAACTTGACTACATCGGTGAGGTCGAGTTAGATCTCAAGAAAATGGAAAACCCATATGACTCTTTCCGAGAATTCTACACTAAGGACTGGCAGAAGTTCGTAGAGTATAACATTCGAGACGTTGAGATCGTTGATGCTCTTGAGCGTAAGATGAAGTTGATCGAACTGATTCTCACTATGGCATATGATGCCAAGTGTAATTTCAACGATGTGTTCTCTCAGGTTCGTACTTGGGATTGTATCATCTATAATCACCTCCACAATCAGAATATCCAGATCCCTCAGAAAAAGGAGAGTCGCGGACGACAGATTGAAGGTGCGTTTGTTCAGGAACCAAAACCTGGACAGTACGATTGGGTTGTTTCCTTTGATGCGACCTCTCTATATCCGTCAATCATCATGCAGTATAATCAGTCACCAGAAACCTTCGTTCAAGGTCATGTGAAAGAAACAACAGTCAACGGATTGCTCGAGGGTAAGTATGATCTTGGCGATTTACAGACTAATGACTGCACCATGACTGCAAATGGTTACTGTTATACCCGAGAAAAGCAGGGTAAGTTTCCTGAGATTGTTCAGAAATTCTTTGATGATCGTCAGAAATACAAGAAACTGATGATCGCTGCTGAAAAAGAATATGAAATTACAAAAGATGCTAGACTTAAGAATGACATCTCGAAGTATAATAACTTTCAGATGGCAAGAAAGATTCAGTTGAACTCACTATTCGGTGCGTTGGCAAATGAATATTTCCGTTACTATGATGCTCGTATTGCCGAGGGTATCACGATGACTGGTCAGTATATTATCCGAAAAGTTGGTGCGGCACTTGATGTTTATCTCAATAAGGTCGTAGGTACAAATGGACACAACTACTCTTTCTACAGTGATACTGATTCTTGTTATATTTCCTTGGACCCTCTTGTTCGTAAGTATTATGGTAATCTATCACGTGATAAACTCATTGATGTTCTCGATAAAATCTGCGAGGAGAAAATCACAGAGGCAATCAACCAGAGTTGTAATCAACTTGCAGACTACACAAACGCATTTCAAAAGAAAATTATATTCAAACGCGAGGCAATCGCGGAACGTGGTCTCTGGGTTGCGAAGAAAAGGTATGCGCTCAACGTCTACGATAACGAAGGTGTTCGATACAAAGAACCAAAACTCAAAGTCATGGGTCTCGAGATCGTTCGGTCGTCTACGCCAGCACCTGTCCGAGCAAGTCTCAAAGAAGCAGTAAGACTTGCGCTGACCACTGATGAGAAAACTCTACAGAGTTTTATTGAGCATACTCGCATGTTGTTCAACAAGTTTGAACCAGAGGAAATCGCATTTCCTCGTGGTGTAAATGGTCTTATGAAGTATACTTCTGGTGCAGATATCTATTCAAAGGGAACACCAATGCATGTTCGAGGTGCGTTGATGTATAACCATTTGTTGCGTAAGAATAAATTAGATAAGAAATATGAAGTAATCCAAGAAGGAGAAAAGATTAAGTTTCTCTACTTGAAAGAACCGAATCACATTCGTGAGAATTGTATTGCATTCATTGGAAAGATTCCAAAAGAGCTTGACATTCATCGTTATGTAGATTATAATACAATGTTCGAGAAGAGTTTCTTGGAACCAATTAAACAAATTATTGAAGGTCTTGGTTGGAAAACCGAAGTAACCGCATCATTGGAGGATTTATTTGCATGAGTGAGTTAATTGATAGAATTAAGAAGAACAGCACAATCAAGGAGACTAATGTTCTCTCTCAAAGTAAGTTGTTCAGTACGAAGGATCTAATTCAGACTGCAGTTCCTGCGCTGAATGTAGCACTTTCTGGTAAGTTAGACGGTGGTCTGACTCCAGGATTGACCATCTTTGCTGGTCCATCTAAGCACTTCAAGACAGCGTTTGCTATGATGCTTCTAAAGAGTTTCCTAGATAAGTATGACGATGGTGTTGTTCTGTTCTATGACTCGGAGTTTGGTGCGCCACAGTCTTACTTTGAGAACTTTGGTATTGATACCAACAAGATTATTCATACTCCGATCACTGACATCGAGCAGTTGAAGCATGATATTATGAAGCAAGTCAACGAACTTGAACGCAAGGATCGTGTCATGATTGTTGTTGACTCGGTTGGTAACTTGGCATCCAAAAAGGAAGTCGATGATGCTCTCGATGGTAAGTCGGTTGCTGACATGACTCGTGCCAAACAGATGAAGTCGCTGTTCCGTATGATTACTCCGCACCTTACCATTAAGGATATTCCTATGGTCGTGGTCAATCATACTTACATGGAAATTGGTATGTTCCCGAAGGCGATTGTCTCTGGTGGTACTGGTATTTACTACTCCGCTGATAACATCTTTATCATTGGTCGCCAGCAAGAGAAGCAGGGAACTGAAGTAATCGGTTACAACTTTATTATCAACGTCGAGAAGTCTCGCTTCGTTCGAGAAAAGAGTAAGATCCCAATTGAAGTTACCTTTGAGGGTGGTATCAGTAAGTGGTCTGGTTTGCTTGACATGGCACTAGAATCAGGTCACGTGATTAAACCAAGTAATGGTTGGTATCAGCGAGTTGATGAAGAAAAGAAGTATCGTCTTGGTGATACTTACAACAAAGAATTCTGGATGCCAGTGTTGACTGATCCTACATTCGGTACGTGGATTGAGTCGCGGTATCGCATGGCAGGTGGACAAATGATGGAGAATGAAAATGTGGCAATTTCTGATGACGATATTTCGGAAGACTACGAAAACGTGTGATCGCTGTGGATGTAGTATTCATCCAACAAAAGATGCTGCACTCTGCCTTCATGGTGAAGAGAATGGTGTTCCATTCCAGACATACATTTGTGAACCGTGTTGTGTAAAAATTTGTAATGAACAAGAACCCGATTTTGAGGATATAAACATTGTTGAAGAAGATTGAGACAATAATTTTAAGTAAGATGTTCTCTGATGAAGAGTATACTCGCAAGATTATTCCATTCTTGCGTGATGAATATTTCCATGATAGTTCTGAACGCAAACTATTCAACTACATGAATGCGTTTATTGTCAAGTATAATTCTCTTCCAACGATTGAGGCGATTGAGATTGCCGCACAAAATGATACTACTGTAAATGAAAATGAGTTTAAGAATCTAAACGAGAAATTGACTCAACTAGACTCGGATCTTGAAGTCAATTCTAATTGGTTGCTTGAAGAAACTGAGAAGTTCTGTAAGGACAAAGCAGTGTATAATGCAATCATGAAGTCGATTCAGATTATCGATGGTAGTGATAAAGCACACTCGCAGGATGGTATCCCATCTATTCTACAGGAAGCACTTGGAATTTGCTTCGACAATAATGTTGGACACGATTACCTTCTCAATTCTGATGCTCGATTCGACTTCTACCATCGTAAAGAAAACAAACTACCATTCGATCTTGAAATGTTCAATAAGATTACTGATGGTGGACTTCCCAACAAGACTCTGAACATTGCACTTGCTGGTACTGGTGTTGGTAAGTCTTTGTTTATGTGTCACATGGCAGCAGGAGCATTGGCGCAGGGTAAAAATGTTCTTTATATCACTCTAGAAATGAGTGAAGAAAAGATTGCCGAACGTATCGATGCAAACATGATGAACGTAAACATCGGTGAGTTGAAGGATCTTTCTAAGTCTATGTTTGACAATCGTATCGAGAAGATTCGAAACAAGACCGAGGGTAAGTTGATTGTCAAAGAATATCCTACTGCCAGTGCGCACGTTGGACATTTCAAGGCACTACTAAATGAGTTAATGTTGAAGCGAAACTTTGCTCCCGATATTGTGTTTGTCGATTATCTTAACATCTGTGCATCGAGCAGGTTCAAACCAGGAGCAGGTGTAAACTCTTATACATATGTGAAAGCGATTGCTGAAGAACTTCGTGGATTTGCAGTTGAGTTTGATCTTCCTGTTATGTCTGCCACCCAAACAACTCGTGGTGGTTATGCTAACAGCGATGTCGACATTACTGACACATCTGAGTCTTTCGGTCTGCCAGCAACTGCTGACTTGATGTTTGCTCTGATTTCAACAGAAGAACTTGAGAAGATGGGACAACTGATGATCAAGCAGTTGAAAAATCGATACAATGATCCAGGACTAAATAAGAGGTTCATGGTTGGTATCGATCGTGGTAAGATGCGTCTGTATGATCTAGAAGAATCTGCCCAGAAGGGTATTATGGGTTCGGGTCAAGATGATCTGCCAGTGTTCGAGAAAACCACTATCGGTCAACGTCAACGAGATATGTCAAAGTTTAACTTCTAATGAATTTTATCGAATCATACCCTAATGCTCTAAGCATCGAAAAGTGTCAGCAAATCTGTGACACGATGGATGAAATTATCTCTCGTCCGGATCCAGGTACTGCCTGTATTCTGTCCGATGATTCTTCTCGAACAGACTGGAATATTTTTACTGGTAAATATGGATCTCTGAAACCATCAGAAGATTCTGTCATTGATGCTGTTCACGCTGGATGGAGACAATACAACAAACAGTATGGTGCTGCCAGTCGAGCATTCTTAGAACTCTTCAATCCTGGATGGAAGTTCCAGAAATCAGAAACTGGTGGTGGGTTCCACGCTTGGCATTCTGAACAAGGTTCTGGGAAAAATCGAGGCAGGTTTGGTGTTTGGATGTTGTATCTAAACACTGTAGAAGAAGGTGGAAAGACTGAGTTTAAACACCAAGATCTAGCAGTTAAACCAGAAGCAGGAACTTTACTTATTTGGCCAGCAGCATATACTCATTGTCATCGTGCAGCACGCGATCTTGTTGGGAATAAGTATATCGCTACTGGTTGGTTTGACTACCCAGAAAAGGTAGATGTTCGATAAAAAACACTTGACTTTTTATGAATGATAGAGTATAACTAATTATTGACTTGGTACCATAGCTCAGCTGGATAGAGCATGAGCCTTCTAAGCTCAGGGTCGTAGGTTCGAATCCTACTGGTATCGCCATTTTTTAAGGAATGAATATGACTGAAGTAACTAATGAAGAACTGAATCTCAAGTTGGTTGTTACGACCTCTCTTTGGGCAAACTCCGCGACTGATGATATGCCACTTTGGAAAACAGTTGGTGCCAAGGAATATGTAATTGCTCGATTCAATGGCGAACCAACTCTCGAAGAACTTGGTAAGGCATGTGAATCAAAACGTCACCTGATCGAAACTCATACTAAACAGTTCCACGAAACTCTTTCTGGTTGGCAACTGTATCTGGATCAGAATCTTACTCACAACGAGTATCTTCAATATAGTCTGACTGAGCAGGTTGAATTTCCTGCTATCGATCTGACCGAAATTGATGCTACTGAGGAACTTCAACAGATCGTTGGATGAACCAATTTACTATTATACATACCTACTATAACGACCGAGCACTTCTTGAGACACAAATCGAGAGGTGGAACGTGTATAACACCCCGATTAAGATTATCCTAATTGACGATGGATCCCAAGAGGTTCCCGCTGAGGAAGTCTTTCGGGGTGTTACATTTTCAAACAACATAGATCTTTCAGTATATAAAGTCACCAAGGATATTGGGTTCAATAGTCACGGTTGCCGAAATCTTGGTGCTATGCTTGCCAATACTGAGTGGTTGTTGTTCCTTGATATTGATTATACAATTCAACCCTCTGAACTGCATAGATTGCAAAAAGAAGAACTTGATCCTCTGAAATTGTATGAGATTAATGCTCGCTACAAAGGTCGCGGCGATCCCTATGTTGCGCTCAATCAGTTTGTTATCTCAAAGAAACTGTTTGTGGAATCTGAGGGGTATGATGAATCTTGGGTTCCATTTCATTTTGGTGATCGAGAATTCTTAGGTAGACTTGCCGATATAAGTGAAAAAATAAATCTTGACTGGGTAAATCTAACTTGTCGACGTGGTGGTAGAAAAGGGATCATTGATGATACTGCTACTATTCCAGTATATGACGATGACAAAATGGTATTTTATTCTAGAAAATTTGATCCAGATACAATAGAAAGAGTTCCATCTCGTATAAATTTCCCGTGGAAAAAAGTGTTTTAATAAATACTAACGGTGATTGCCTACCGATTACCAACGGTGTACCCGTAGTAAACACATTCTCTTAGCGAGAAAACATAGTAAAAGTCGGAGTAACGTAGGCATTTTTATTATAAATAGAGAGATACTATTGAACGGGAATCCCATGTTATCATTTACTCAATATCTCTCTGAAGCATCTATTAGGCAGGGTTTACCACACCTGCACTCATCACCCACACCTGCAGGTGGACAAACTCCCTCACTATCTACGGATGAGTTCGAGAAAACCACTAAGGGTGGTAAAGTCCATATCAATCATGTAACTGAAAAGACCGATGGTCAAACGTTTAAGTTTGGTTACGATGAACATGGATTCTACACTCAGCACTCAGGTTCTGGTAGCGACCGAATTAGAACAGGCGCAGGACATATTGAAAGAGCAAAACGCAGAGCATCTGAGACTGGTAAAGAATATGATTCTACTGGTCCAACAGCAATGTCTAAGTTCCATGATGCTCTTCACTCAAACAGTGCACTACAAAATCATCTAGCGAAACATTACGAGAAACACGGCGAAGTTGCTGTCAGCGGTGAAGCGTTTAATCGCTCGCTCGCTCGTCCTGGAGACAAGAAAGATGAAGTTAAATTTGTTCACACTTCCTATTCAACAAAGGGATTGGGTAAACAAGGTGCATTTATTATTCACTCTAGGATGCCAACGAATCAGCAACACGATCCTGAACACTTTAAGAACAATTTGTCAGATGATAATATTAAATTCGATCATGATATTATTAAACACACGCCATCACATGTCGATGTCAAAGATGAAGTAGCAGATTTCCATAAACTCGATCATGGGTTGATTAATACCAGAACAGTTCCTAAGAACAAACAAGCAAAACTCGCCGAGATTGAAAAGTTTAATAACATCAAAAAGCGTGTCAGTGCTAAGGTTTCTGCACATCTTGGTGAAAAGAAAATCAAGAACAAATTTGGATCTGGTACTGAGGGACTGGTTGTTCACCCATCAGACGCTAATCCAGAAGCGACTCGATTCAAAGCAATCAATCCAAAATTCAAAGAAGCAAAGTCTTCATCTAATCTATCGTTTGGAAAAAAATAATGAAAAGTTTTAAGTTCTTTCTGAATGAAGGTGGAAATGTTAAGGTTGGACCAAAGGGACAAGAAACTTCTGCTGCTCCATTCCCAATTCAACATGATAGCAGAGCAGTACGTAGAACAGATGTTCACACAGCGCTGAGCAAAATTCACGATGCATTTCATAAAGAACATGGCGAGCATCTATTTGGTGCCGATAAAGAAAAACTAAAAACAGGTCATGCTTTTTCAGGTTCTTCACATGATTTTATGGGGAATCATATTGATGACCACGAATTTGCTAGATACAAACCACATGTCGGCGATGTCGACGTTCAGGTCAGTCATGATCATAAAGACAAATTAGCATCAACTCTTACAACAGGTAAAAAGTTTGGTAACTATACCGTCGCAGGAACTAAGAAGCACGGTAACGAAATCTCCGCAGTAATGCGCCACGAGAATGGTGAGCACCATCAATTCGATTTCGAGGGTGTGCATAATCCTGGATCTGAAACTGATAGATTCCTTCATTCTTCTAGTTGGGAAGATACCAAAGCAGGTATTAAAGGTGTTCACCATAAGACACTGATCAATGCAGTAGGTGGATCTACACATAAGTTTTCTATCTCACATGGATTGCGCTCTAGAACAGACGACAACGATCTTGGTGTTCAACATCCGACTGAAATATCTAAACAACTGTTTGGTGCTACTGCAGACCACAAAAAGATTGAATCATTTAAGGGTGTGGCAGAATTAATTAAGAAGCATATTCCAAAGTCCCGCCACCAAGAAATATACGACAAGTTTAGAGACAGTATTGCCAGTAAGAAAGGTATGGACCATGGTCCTGCTCTTGAGCATCTGCGCACTCAACTCGGTGTTAGCGATCGTGCCAACGAATCATATATTGAGGAAGAAGCAGAACAGCATGCTCATGTAGCATTTATGGGTGCATCCCCTCATACACATATGGGTCACCATATTGATGTTGTTGGTGGAATGGGTTCTGGTAAAAAGTATGTTGGTCTGTCTGGTAAGTCAGACGTGTTTTCCGATAAGGAAAGAGAACATATCGCTAACAAACAGTCTAACGGTGATGCCGAATTTAAGATCGAAAAGTCTGCTGGTCAGACGGTAGGTCGTGCATTCCATTCGATGACAGGTTCAAAGAAAGTCCTTCACCTTCACTTCGGACATGACCGTAAGGAAATGGCAGAACGTCTAAAGAACTCAATTGAGTCTGGTAAGATTCCTGAACTTAATGGCGAAAAACCACACAGAGTAGAAATCCATTATCCGAAAGACGAAAACCGCTCGCATGGTATGTCAGGAACAAAGATGCGTGCCGCTGCAGCATCAGGTGATGAAAAAACATATAAGCAGCATCTAGGTTCTAACTTCTCAGATAAAGAATCTAAAAATATTATGGATAGAGCAAGAGTTGGAATCCTCGCTGGTAAAATCAAATTAAAAAGGTAATAATCCATGGGTAAATTTCTAACATACCTCAAAGATATGATGTCAGACAATGGTAATCCATCGACTAAGCGTATGGTTGCTGTTGTTGCTACCATTCTTATTGCTATTGGTTATATTGCTAATTTATTCTGGGACTTCACAATTGAAGAGTTTATCTTCAACGGTGTGATGTATATTGTCATTGGCACCCTTGGTATTACTGGCGTAGAAAAGTTCGCACCAAAGAAACCAACCAAGAAATCTGAAGAAGAAGAATAAGGAATTAAATATGTTTGGTATGATCCCGTTACCATATAAGTTATTGGCAGGTGTAGCACTCATTCTTGGAGTGTTTGTATTTGGATATATGAAGGGATCTGCTTATGCCGATGCAGAACTTGCTAGATTCTCTGCTAAAAAGAGTGAACAGATTGCTGTGCTCGAAAAGAAAAACGCCGAAATCTCTGGTAAAGTTGTTACCGAGTATGTTGATAGAACTAATATAATCAAGGAAAAAGAATATGTATATCGCGACATCGCTACAAAAGTTGTTCCTGCTCAGCACGATTTGTCTAACGGTTGGGTGTTCGCACACGACGCTAGTGCCACATCCAGTGATGCCGACCCCACCAGAAGTTCTGATGCGTCCCCCTCTGGAATTAAAGACAATGAAGCCCTCCTCACCATCTTCAACAACTACTCCAGATGCATGCAAAACAGTCAACAACTTGTTAGTTTGCAGCAATGGATCAACGACAATAAACTCGCAATAGACCAGATGGCAGCGAAAGAAAAGAAAAAGAAATAATGGCGTATAATCTTTTCCCTACATCAGAGCAAGATATTGATTCGTCTCTGAAAGGATCCAAGCACACCCAAGTCTATCGCGATAATTGTAAAGCAGTATTTAATTTTCTGCGTAAAAAATATCCGAAGATCGATACTCCCATTAATATCGATCCCGCTGTACCTAAAATAAATGTCGTCCGTGCTATAAAAGGTTCTCTTACCGAGCAGCAAATCTTAACTCAGTCTGGAGTTAAGCAACCATTTAAAGTAAAATTTGGAGACGGTTCCTCTGGCAACAAAGGTGCTAAAAATCGCGGCAATGCTTTCGAAGATCAATTTACCCAAGCATTGAGAGACTGGCGAGCAGGTGAAACTGCTGGTATTGATAGAATGATTCTAGAAACTATTGAGGGTCTAGATAAAACTTATGGTATTGGACAAGGTTCTGATTTCGATGTTCAAGCAGTTGGCGGAGACAATACCAAACGACCACTATCATTTATTGGTGGAATTAAATTATCTAATACCAAGGGAACTGGTAATGATATTGGTGCTGCAGTTACTGATGTTACTGTGACCTGGAAGAATAACAATAATATTACACAGAAATTATATCTCAGTTTGAAATTCCAGAACACTGTTACGTTCTTTAATGTTGGTGTGAGAACTATTCTTACTAAAAAAGAAATTCAATCAGGTTCTATCTCTAATGCCAATGGACAGGCACTACTAGATCTATTTAAAATTGACCATAAAAAATTCTGCGATATCTTTAACGGAACTGGTGTAAGTGAAACAGTAACAGTAACTTCTCCCAATCGTCTCGCACTAGAGACTTTGTTAGAATCTGGTATTGGATATGGATACCACGTTATCCATAAATTTCCTGGAAAAATTAAGTCATATGAAGTCGATTCGATCTATATGCAGCAAGCAGCAAATGTTATATCACAGACCATCTATTATGGCGGTAAAACTGGTAAGGGTAAAAGAATTGACATTGTGATTGTTAGTCCTAAGTATGAATTTAAATTGAATATTCGAGACTCTCAAGGCACTGATGGATACCCAACTCGTTTAATGTGCGATTTTAAATACAAGCAGTAATTATTATAAATATAGGAAACGACTGGAGATTACACCCCGATGATTAATGACCTACCACCATGGAAAGAAGATCCTCACAACCCAACTCGCAAGTCGGGCGAGAAGCGTAAGGACAAGTATGGCAACGAAATTAAGAACGTTGCCAAGCACCTCGCACGCAAGGCGATGAATTCGGTTAAGGAAGCAGTGTTTGTGTCAAGTCGTAAGAAGGATTTGACTGCTGTTAAATCTGAGGATACGCTTGTTTTTGATGATCACATCAATTGTGGCACTCCAGACTGCTGCCAGACATGTGACACTGCAGATACTACAGAAATCGATGAAGCATCAGCATTCGCAGATGCACGCAGAGATCTGCGTCGCGATTCAAAGGGACTCGCTCCAACCAAGCGCGATGAAGATGACAGCGAATCAAATGAAGATCCAGATGAAGATAAAACTCCTCACTTGGTATCGCAACTTTACAAAGCAGTCAGTATCAATAAACCTGTCAAATTTAAGGATGGTAAGTCACATACCATTGCCCCACACCATGCCAAGAAGTTTATAAACCAGTATCGTTCTCTTAAACCCGCAGATAAAGAAGAACTGCAGAGCAAAGCACATGCCTCTCACGCAGAGTTTAAGAAAGCAATTAGCGAAGATATAGTTCGCACAGGAACTCTTGCTCAGCGCACACAAGCATATCGCGCAGATAAAGCAAAAAAGGCAGGTGCTAAACTGAAGATGGATCCAGATACTGGAACACCTGATCATTTCACTGCTGCGATGCGCCGTAAAAAAGGTTTACCAGAAGAACTAGATAAGAGCAACGAATGGGGAACTGATGCTCTCCGCCAGAAGTATGCGGCAGCGACTCCTGGACAAGAAGGTCTTGCTGTGAAAAAGATTCCAACATTCGATGCTCGTTACGATGATGTTCCGACACGGTATATCGGCGGTATTCAAAAAGAAGAAACTCTGTCAGAAATTTCCGCAAAGGGTTCTGCTGTTAGAGATGATTTCCGTAAAAAGATACAGCGTGCAATAACTGATCCTGCAAATATCGCACGTGCAAAAAAGGTGCTTGCTAAAAAGAAAATGGCATCAAAGGCAGCAGAAGCAGATGCTCCTAAGAATTTGGTGCATCAACTGCACAAATCTCAGTCGATTAATGCCAAGGTAAAGTTCTATGATGGTAAAGAGCACGAAATTGCTCCCAATCATCACGACAAGTTTATGAACAAGTACCACGGTCTAAAGTCATCGATCGAAAAAGAATCACTCGTAAAGCGTGCTCATAAGTCACATGACGAATTCTTAAAAGCGATTCACGAAGAATGGGCTGACTTTAGTCAGGAAAAACCCAACACTGATTCTATCAATCCTGCTAACTATCCAACTCCTCCTATGCACAATGACATGATGGATTATAATAGCGATGATCGTCACGATGAATACGATTTAGTTGCTATCGAAAATGATGTTACTGCTGAGATCGAAAACGCTGAGTGGGAAGATCTGGTTGACTATTATGATTACGAAGATCTAAACTACGAAGATTCTGATGAGGATATCGCTGAAGGTATTACTCCACAGGGTCGTTTGAAGAAGCGTTTCAATATGATGAGAACAAAGGGTCGTCGTAATCTTGCAAGAAACATGGCGCTGAAGCGTGTTGCAACTCCTGATCGTATCAAGTCAAGATCTGTTCGTGCTGCTCGTAACATGGTTTACAGTAGAGTGCTTCGTGGTCGCGATCGTTCTTCACTGTCTGCTTCTGAGAAGACAAGATTAGAAGGAATGGTAAAGCGCATGGCACCGATGGTTGGTAGACTTTCGATTCGCCTTCAACAAAAAGAGCGTATGATCGATCGTAAGAGAATCAATAATAGAAGCAAAAGGAAGAAAAAGTAATGCATTCTTTTGCAGAATTTATTGCTGAAACAGAAAAGACAGGGTGCACTTGTTGGACTGGTTACAAACGTAAACCAGGAACTAAACCTTGTGCAAACGGTTCTTGTATTAAAGAAGCAGCGATTGATGCCAAAGGACATAAGTCCTCTACTGGTGGTCTGACACAAAAGGGTCGCGACGCTTATAATGCTAAAGGTGGTAATCTACAAGCACCTGTAACTACTCCTCCTTCTAAGTTGAAGGCAGGTAGTAAGGCAGCAGGTCGTCGTAAGAGTTTCTGTGCTAGAATGTCTGGTGTAGAAGGTCCAATGAAAGATGAGAAGGGTCGTCCGACTCGCAAAGCATTAGCATTAAGAAAGTGGAATTGTTGACATGGACGAACTAGTAACATCAATGAAGATCGTACTCGCGAATACTTTCGCGATGTATTTTAAAGCACATGGACATCACTGGAACGTAGAGGGTAAAGACTTCGCTCAGTTGCATGATTTCTTTGCCAATCTCTATCAGGAATTGTTCGCCGCTGCAGATACTATCGCTGAAGAGATTCGTGCACTTGACGATTATGCACCATATAATATGACTGAGTTGGCATCTACAACTACAGTCAAGGAGTCAAATATTTACGGTGTTGATGTTACAGGAATGCTCGCAGATCTTATCGATGCTAATGGTTCAGTAATTGAAGCATTAAATACCGCACATAAACTTGCAGATGCAGATGGCAATCGTGGTCTAGTAAATCTTATTGAAGAACGTCTCGATATTCATGCAAAACATGCGTGGATGCTACGAGCGACCTCAAAATAATATAAATATAGAAAAGATTAAGGAACATCAAATGAGTTTAGAGCAAACAATTAAAGATACTATCATTGCTGAATCGCACGATTTAGATGGTCGTCTTCAGCAACTAGTTCGCGCTGGTCTGATGCCTGCAAATACCATTCCGATTCTTCGCAAGGCAATTGGCAAGGTACAGGGTGGCATGACACTTCAGGGTGCTGAACGTGATGTTATGGCAACCTTCATCAACTCTATGATGTTTATTGTTCTTGGTGACGATGCTATCTTCAATAGAGCACGTTCTGGCGCAAAGGGATATGCGACTGAAGAAACCGAAGATGATGGTTGGTATACACATTCTCAAATTCATGGTTCAATGAAAAGCGAAAAGCATCCAAAGGGAATTTCGGCTGCTGAATGGAAATCTGGTATTAGATGGCATCATGGTAAGAACAAAAGAATTAATATCAAGGAAGAAGTAGAAATCGATGAAAATGCTAAGGTTGCTGCTCACTTAATCAAGCGT